CTTTAAAAAGGGATGAGGCTTTTCTATCTTTAACTTTAAATTAATCTATATCTTTAGTGTCCGTGAGCTTCTATTTTGTGCTGTCCTGCTTTGCTGTCCTGCTTTGCTGTCCTAATAGAGGTCCGTTTAACATATTTTACATTGCTGTCCTGCTTTGCTGTCCGACTTGTGGTATAATAAATTAACGGAGAATTTGATGAATATTGACCAGATTGCTGAACTTATACTTAGTAACAACAAAGAGTTTTTCCTGATAAGTACCTCACTTGCTTCTGACCTAGATGCTAGAGTTGGTATGAAGGATGATAGGACTGGACTGCCTTTCTTTGAAAGAATGTATTCTTTCCCAAATCCTGAGATTAAAAGGACTACTACTCTACTTAATGCTCTATTTACCCAAAAGAAACAGACTTTTATGATGACTAGGGATTATTGCATTAAACTTATGAAAGAGGATGTTAACCATAAACTAAGCCTTGGTAACGATGGCTATTCTAAATGGATGGCTCAGATTAGTGATAATAACAACCAATTCTTTAAGACTTTAAGACCTCCTACTGGAAGTAAGGCTGGAGTTTATCAATTAATACTACCTTCTTTAGTCAAAGAACTTCATCGATTAGCCGCTGAAGATTATTACAAGGCTGAAGAAAGAGCTATATTAGAGTTCTATGAGTCTAATGAAAGTATTAATGATAATACTGACGTTAAGCCTTCTAAACTAAAATCAGCTAAAGACATAATCGAAGAAACTAATGCCAGAATTGCTTCAAAGGATATCAAATGAAAACACCTAACATCGATGATTCAGAAAAACTAACTCAATCAGAATATGCCAGACAGCTCTTTATTACTTGGAAGCAAGCAATGGCTGATTCAGGCACTGATAGGTTTTTAGCTAAAAACAGAGACGACCTTATCGCTCAGCTTATCGATGTATTTGCTGACGGCGGCGTAAACTACAATACAGCTATTACATTTGCTAAAGAGCTTCAAACAGTCCTAGTTACTGCTGAAGGTAAGAAGGATACAGGTAAGTATAAAGGCTGGAAGAATACTGTTGAGGAAGAGTACAGGTCTCTGTTAATAACTATTTATCAAGATAAGAAACTTCCTATTAGAGTTGAAGATGCTAATGATGCTGGTCTTGCTGTAGTTGGTCCTAGAGAGGTTATTACTGAGACCGTTATCGTTGAGCCGACCTATGGAGATAGTCAACACCTGAAGCAACGTGCTATCATTTCAGCATGGGCTAAACACCGCTTTGACTACTTCTATAACTCTCAGCTTGACCTATTAGCTCACCGTATTGGTCATGAGCTTAATGTTATGTTTCAGAAGGAAGTTCTTAAGTCTGAATGGCTAGTTACCCGAAAAGACGTACCTGAATGGGCTGTTGCAATCCTCTCTGAATAGTGTATAATGGTACGTATAGAGAGGTACGTATGATGGACAAATATGAAATGTGTATGATGAATGTTAGAACTTATATCAATTATGCTAAGCTTCAGAAAGCTGCTGGTTCAGAAGGTTGGAAACAATCTCTTGAAACAGCTAAGACTATGTTTACTATGGCTATGAAAATTAAAAGAGAACTTGATGCGGATAAAACCGCTGAATACAGTATGGCTGCTTAGGAGGCTCATGGAAACGTTAAAGAAGTATGGTCTATTCGGACTTATTGCTATTGCTGGTATTCTTATTGGTCGTTACGTAATTCAACCAAAGTCTGAGGTGCGAACTAAAGAGGTTGTTAAATACGTTGAAGTCTATAAAGAAAAGAAAGAAGAGAAAAAGAAAGTTAAAACAATAATTACTGAGGTAATTAACAAAGACGGAACTAAAACCGTCACTACTGTAATTACCGACGATTCTACTTCAACTACTCAAACTAACAACACAACTCAAATTGATTCAAAAAAAGAAGTTGTAGTTAAAAAAGGGTCAGGCTTGACGCTTGGAGCACTTGCAATTGCTAATGGTCAACGCTTTAGTGATAAGCTTGAATATGGTGTGACTGCGGCTATACCAATTTTCGGTAGCTTAAAAGCTCAGGCTTTAGTTACTACTGATAAAAGAGTTGGTTTAGGGCTTGCATTAGAGTTTTAATCGTGTATAATCTAGGTATGAATAACTACTCATACCAAATACCAGCAGCTAAGAAAATATACGAAATGGCAGTATCGGGTAATTACCGAGCTGCTGTTTTGGCAGTCGCTCCGGGCGGCGGTAAAAGCTCTATTATTATTCACACTTTAAATATGTTTATTAAGGACTTTCCTTCTTATAGGATTGTTGTTCTTACTCACAATCAAAACTTACTTAAAGACCAAATGCTCGAAGGGTTTACTGATGGCTTCGTTAAGCCTGAGTTTACTTTTGGCGAGCTTGGCTCTAACTCTCAGGTTCAGGTTGGTATCCCAGCTTCACGCCACAAAATCACTTCAATGGATGTATTAGTAATTGATGAAGCTCATCACTTCTACGGCTGTTCTATGATAGATGAAATCGTAGCTAATTTTAAGCCTAAACATCAAATCCTAATGACTGGCTCTCCCGGTATCTACAATAGCGCAAATAAGAACTCGCTTAAGTCTTTATACGGCATGTACTATATCTCAGGCGAAGAGCTTGCTGATGCTGAAGTTTACTCTGAAGTTGTTATCGATGTAGTTAAAGTTTGGGGTCATAACGTACTCGATGACTATAATACAGCTTTTAAAAAGCTTTGTACTGACCCAAGATTCGACCGTTCTAAAATCATGATTGCTTGTAAGACCGTTAAGGATGCTGAATATCTTGGCTCTTATCTTAATAACAACGGTCGTAAGGTAGCTGTATCTACCAATAGTGATTCTAAAAATGAGCAGCTTAATCGTTTTAAGAATGGTGAGGCTGATACTCTTATCGTAGTTAATAAAGGAATTCTAGGCTTCTCTGATAATATGGTTACTGCTCTTATTGACCTTAAGTCTTCTAAAGACTTAGATTCTCGTAACCAGTTGTTTGCACGTATACTTAGAAAGCATCCAAATGGTGTCAAAAAGTTCTACATATCAACAGCTAAGAAGTCGAATTTTAATAAAGAAGTAAAGATTCTTTATGCTGTTGCTGACTTAATGAAGAAAAAAGCTTTTCAAAGTTATATTAAATAAGGTATAATAAAACTACGGTTCTTTTAAAAGGAGGAACTATGAAATTTCTAATTCTAACTATGATTCTTGCGATAACTATTGGTTGCGGCAAACAAACCAAAACTGTAACGGTAGAAGGTAAAGATGGAGCTGATGGTAAAGATGGTTACTCTGTAGTATCTAGCTCTGAATCTAATCCTGAAATTTGTGGCGCTGCTGGTGGTACTATGGTGTTCTTAGCACTTGATATAAACCAAAGTCTTGATTTTGATTCAGAAGATACTGTACAGACACAATATGTATCTTGCAATGGTCGTAATGGCTCTGATGGTCAAGACGGAGAAGATGGAGAAGACGGTCAGAATGGTCAAGACGGAGAAAACGGAACGAACGGTTCTGATGGGAAAGACGGTAAAGATGGTTTAAATGGCACTTCTTGTTCTGTTAATAAAGTAGGTAACTCAGCCACGATTACTTGCGGAACATCTTCTGCTGTAGTTGTAGACGGAGCTAAAGGTGATAAGGGCGATACCGGAGCAACTGGTCAGACGGGTACTACTGGTCAAACAGGCGCTGCCGGTCAAAATGCTTCTGGAATCTATATTACTGAAATCATCAATCCTTGTGGAGTTGAATTTGCAAACGACGAAGTGTTTATTAAATTATCTACCGGTCGTATCCTAGCTCTTTATGACGGTGGACCTCATCAGGATAGATTGGCTCTTATAGCTCCGGGTAATTACATTACAACTGATGCAGTACAAAACTCTTCTTGTTCTTTTACAGTAACAAGTGATTACAGAATTACAAACGAAAAAAGAAACTAAGAGCTTAAACCAAAAAGGATAATTATGAAATTTTTACTACTTGTACTAATGTTTCTATCAACCAGCGGTTATGCAGTTCATTTTGAAACTGGCTCTGCCGTACCTACTAAAGAAGAGAAACTACTTTAGGAGTTCAGTATCAGCGCAATGTAGGTAGCAATGTGTTTGTGGGAGCTGAGGTAGATATAAATGAAAGCGTAGGTGTATTACTTGGGGTTGGATTCTAATATTTTATCGATATCTAAGGGCGTCAAGAGATTGGCGTCCTTATGTAGTTTATAGCCTTCCAAAGCAAAAATTTCTCCAATCACTTCAGAACAATTAAGCCCACCTCGAAATGGGTTTTTCTTTAGATTGAATATATCAGCCACAACCAATCCGGCATTTTGACTATAAGCGTACTCTATTCCAGCATTATCTATACAGAACTGAAGCAGCCTTATTCTATTACATTGCTTTACATTAATAGTGTATGATTTAACTTCTTCAGCGTGGTCTTCCCATTGCTTACTTCCTACAAATCTAACTCCGCCGCCAACGGCTTCGTAAATCAATGTTCTATTCAAGGATTGAGAGTAAAACTTAAGATAAACGTGACTATATGGCGTACCCATATAGGCTCTAATAAGCCAGCTTCCTATTGCAAATTTCTTTCTGGATTTAGAAAAACCTATAGTTATTTGTTCCATCATTATTGCTCAGGCTTTTTATCTTCCGATTGTTTAAGTTTTCCGTAACTACGACCAAAATAAAGACCCGCACATATCATAAATAGCTGTAGACTGTTCTCTACATCTACACCTTCAACCACTTTAGCAGCTTTGTTTATAAGAGAAAATACGCATAAAACAAAAGATATAATCATCATAGTCAAACTAACGCTAGGAGCTTTCTTTTGCTCATCACGCCAGAATAAGATAGGGACTCCATTTTTCTGCCAAGAAGCTATTTGTTTTTTAAATTTTTCGTATAGATTATTCATATTTAAGCCAAACTCCCCGGTCTGATAGATTCAGTTCTATGGTCTTCGTAGTTATCTCCGTCTAAAGTGGAAACAATTTGAGCTTTTGGAGTGTTAGTATAAGAGCTACCAGTTTGAAATATTACAGAACCTAGAGGACAAAATTCGTAAACAGGCAGTCCCGATAGTTCTTTAATTTCTTTTAAAGCACCAGCTCTGGCGTTGGGTTTATTAGTATATACTACTTGACCTTGTATTGCTATGACAGGGAATTCAATATCATTTGTAGCAAAAATATGAACTAAGACAAAATCATTATTTGAAACTTGAGTTAGACCCCAATTGGAACCATCAAAACTATTGTACGGAAGTCTTCCTTGCTCTCCGTTATACCCTTCCTCTCCAGACATAATTATGGGGAAACTGTTAGCTTCTTTACGTTTCCACAATCCGCCAGCGCCGCTTCTGTAAAACACAGGTATCTGAGCTTGAGCCGAATAAGATAGTCTAATATCTTCATCCCAAATTACGCCAGAATTTGATGTAAATTGAGCGTGGGTATTGCTGCTTCCTCCGCCATTTACTACAAAATTAACTAATTTACCGCCGCTATCAAAAGCCGCGCCTCTAGTTCTATGTAAATATTGGTGAGTAACAGGAGACATTTTAATGCCGTGTTTTTCATTTGCAAATATGATGTGTTTATTAGCGGTAGCATCCCAATATACCATCGAAACTATGGTGTATTCTGTAATGATAGCATCTGTAAAAGTAGTCGTAACAATTAAACTACCTGTTGCGTCAATATAAAAAAAGTGTAATCCATGAGCAGTAGACCATGTAGCTTGTAAAGTAGAAGAAATTTCTATTCTCTTACCTTTTACAAAACAAACAAAAGATGCTCCGACAGGAGTTACGGTAAGAGTTCTTGAGATATCATCTACGGATAAGCTTACTTGATCTGGATCTTTAAATCCTACTGGCTGTTCAATATCTTCAAAAGCAGATTCTACTGCTGTTTGACCGTCTAGCTGTAATTTCCAGATATTGTTGTATTTTTTATACAAATCACCATTTAAAAGATTTATATATAAATTACCGTTTTCACCTAGAGAATTGCTTGGAGCACCGTTTCCACTAAGAACATCATCGCCATCTTCAATAGCTTTAATAACTTCCTTACCAACAGGCTCGCTAGTAAGTGATATAATTATTCTTTCTTTAGTATCTTTTGATAGTTTAGTCATATTTTTCGTCCTATTAATTATTCATCCAATTTCGTAATATCAAGGAATTCCACATCCTGTCTCAATCTCACAACGCTGTCGTATATACCCAAGTGATTTACATATATTTTCTTAGCAAACTTGGAGTTTTGTCTAGAACACGTTGTTTTTATCGCAAGAGTTAGCTCTCCATCTATAGAAATAGAAGAAGGGAAGTCTGACGATGTTACTGAGCATTTGAACGATCCGTCCGATAGGATAACTCCTACTTTAGATGTTACGAAAGTTTCCGCCCAGTTGGAATCAGTGGCGACTGTATAAATATCAAATACGTGATTAAAAGATTGCATAACCTCAGTATCTTTCTCAATGAACGATCTAATGTGAATTCCATCAAAGTTATCTTGAGCAAACTTTGCCCATACCTTTAGTTGGTAGTCTTTCGGAGTAGACGCTCTATGAGCCTGCGTAAACAGAACAGAATTGTAGTCACAGTTTAAAGTTAACACAAGTTTCCTGCCCATTCGTAATTTCAATGGCTGGGTGTACTTATTGTTAAGCGTAGATTTTATGCGTCTTGTTGCCATTATAGTATCTTCTTTAAATAAAAGTCTGACTGCTGCACTGTCAATCCTGACACAAGACTGTTGTATTTATAAAACATTGCTGTCTTCTTAAATCCAGCATATTTTCCAGTGTCCAGTTCTTTTGCTATAACAGAGAACGTAAGCATAACTGCGCTATCCTCTACTGGACTATATGTATGGACTGTATTCCAATCATTAGAAGAGAATTGATTAGAGATTAGAACGAATCTTTGCAAAAACTCATTCAATCCATCTACAATTTCATCTGCAAATTCTAAGCTTTGCAGCTTCTGTCGAAATCTTTGTCTCGCATTGTCAGATATATTTGACATTATTCACCTAAAGTTATACCGACAGTTCCTATTCTATTTTCCCCAGAAGCTAGGATAATAATTTTAACAACATAGTGAGTTAAATCTAGAATAGAAGAAGCATTAACAGGAGAAATTTGATAATAACCGTTTACATCTGGCATAATTCCTGACTCAGTTATACCAATGGAATTCCCATTCTTATCATAGATAGTGTAACTAGCAGCACCTAGAACTCCATCGCTCATCAGTTCAGAATCTTTAGTACACCATAAAGTACCCTGTAATTCATTAGAAGAACTGATCGAGAATATGGCTCTAGATTCATATTGATGCCCTGCAGCAGCGTGTAGAACTGGCAAGTTATATGTTACACTAACTCCATCTATAAATATAGTTACTTTTGCTGCGTAGAAATTATTATCTAAGTCCAAGATAGAAGCAACTGGAACAATTTCAAAGAATCCTTCAGAATCGGCAAGTATTCCTGACTCTGACATGCCCGGAACTATTCCACCATTTCTATCATATATAACATAAGAAGCTGTTCCTAATCGCATTGGATTAGTAATTACACCTTCACTGTCTGTTACCCAGAAAGAAGCTATTAATTCGTTTAAATCATTTATGTTAAAAACACCACTAATAGAAGCGTTTAAAGCTCCAGTAATACCCGGACTGATTTGACTTAAACTTACAATATTATTATCTCTATTACCAACAGCGTCTGTAGCTCTGACTCCAACATAATAGGTAGCTGCAGTCTGAAGAAGTGTTCCATCTCCAAGAGAGAAAATGTTAGCCTGTAGCTGCGTTGTTACTATAGATAAATTTGCAGAATTAAAAAGACCAGTTGGAGAACTTGCTTTAACATATACTTCGTATCTAATATCGTTAGATACGTCTGTAGCAGCATTCCACTGAGCTTGTAATTGCCCTAACGCTCCTAAAGTAAGGAATCCAATTCCTGAAAAAATAGGAGGAGTAATATCTAAAATACAAGCCTGAGAGGTCGATTGAACCGACCCTCCAGTTACTAAATGATTTCCAAACACTGTTCCGAGGGAAGTACCTTGAGAGATAGTTCCACCAGAGAAAAGTAAATTAGACATTAGCTATCCTTTAAACTAGGGCGTACATCCACTCCCGGTGGACTTGTAAAGTTATAACGAACAAGTGTTCCAACTACGTTCGGAATAGTTCCAAGACTTAACCAAGTAGTTCCACCGTCTGTAGAATACTGGAAGTTACTAGGATTTGATGTAATACTCTGACTAATTAGTAAAGTACTACTTAAATCATAAGCTCTGAATCGTAAACTAGTTGGGATAGATGTAGCGTATGTAGACTTCAATCTAAACCCTACTCTTGTTGGAACAGAAGTAGACGAGTCATCGTAGCTGTATTCCCAATTATCCGATAGTTCTTCATTTGCTTCGTATCCTAACAATAGACCCGATACTTGAATTGGAGACGACTTTCCAGTTGACTGAACGTTGAATGTAATCTTAAATTGAATTTGCCCTGTAATAGAAAGACCAGACAAATCTTGATAGTGATCAAGATAAATCCAGTTACCAGTTACCGATCCAAATCCTGTAGTTCTATAAAACATATCCACTGTTCCAGATGTTTGAACTAACTCTTCAAAAACTGTTAGGTTTTTAATCTGACCGTTAGGAATAGTCATAACTTTAGAAACAACATAAGAATAATCTGTCAAGCAATCAGATCGCAAATCAAGAGCAATAAGACCACGTTGACCTATTGTGGCAGCTGGTCCCATTACAAACTGCCATCCTGCCTGATTTGTAAAATTAGTAGGAGCGGCTGCAAATTCTAGCTGAGCATTTGTAGGAAGTACAATACCTTCGTAATAAGTTATACCCATTTGACCATAGATGGCATTGATCACATTGTTTTGTACTTTCTTATTTACAACTTTTAAAGTATTGCAAATATACAAAGCTTGATCCAAAGAATCAGACCAACTGGCAAAAGTAGCTGTAGGAGCTACGATTTGGTTGGGAGTACCAAGTAGATTTGAAGTAGTTAAACTAGCCCAAGTAATTCCACCCTTAACCAATTCAGACATAAGACCTAAATATAAGTTTGTAGTAGTGGCGAGGAAAATACAAGAGTTTCCATTCAAAAGACTTCCGTTGATAGGAGCATTTGTAGGAATAGCTTTATTCTCGCAATCTGTAGCTAAAATAACACCAGCAAGAGCTGGAAGAACACCTGTTTTAAAAAGCCACTGAGAAGGACTTTCTCCAAAAGCTCTGCCAATATCAACAGAACCAACGGTTGTTGTGTTTATGGAAGCTCCACCTGAAGTTAAAGAAACTTCAAAATCATTTAAGCTAGGATTTCGTACATAGTAAACAATGTTTAAAGCCAAACCGCCCGGAGCAATACCAGCAGTAAAAATAATAGAATCGTTCACTTGGAATGGATGAGAAGCATACTGCACCTTACCGGGCGATGCGAGTGTAATGTTGATAGCAGATGCAATACTATAAGTAGGAGCTACTGTCATATCTCTAACATAAAAAGAATGAGACGTAGCCAAACCACTGTGAGTGTACATTCTATTAGAAACAGTATCAATAACAGCACCAATAGCAGCGACTTCAGTTTTAGATAAATGTAGAATAGCCGTACCAGCAGAACCAGTCGTAACGATTGAAGTTCCTCCAGAAGTTAAAGCAAGTTCAAAATCATTTAATGCTGGATTTCTTACAAAGTATACAGTGTTTAAAAGCAATCCTGTAGGAACTGTTCCAGAAGTAAATAACACTTGATCATTCACTGCGAATGGATGGGATACGTACTGTACTTTACCCGGAGATGCTACAGTAATAGTAACAGAAGCTGCTGTTTGCACAGGGGCTTCACATATTTTATAAACTGCTTTCTGGTTGTTACCAGTAGCGAATGCAATAGTAGGAGGAGAAATTTGAGAAAAATCAGCTTTATCTACGCTATTAATTAAAAAGGTTCCACCATGAGAAACTGGACCTACTGATGCAGCAGTGATTAGATACACTTTCCATCCTGTTAAGCCAACATCCAATACTTTAAGACTTCGTACTGCATGAGCTGTAGTAACAGGGTTATTGGGAATACTTACGTTAATACGACCAACATAAGAATGAGTTCCAGTCGCAAAATCGAAATCATAAAGAAAGATAGGAGCAAAAGCAGCACCAGCTACAACTGCACCAACAATAAATAGTCGGTTATTTTCTGACGCAAACAGAGTAGTACCCATAACGGCTCCACCAGTATCTGTCTGAAAGTCCATAAATTTAGTAAGAGGTGGTCCAAGTACTGATTTACCATCTATAGTTTTCTGAGTAGCTCTTCCTTGTAATGTTGTTCTTGTTTGATCATAAGAACTTCCGACACTGTCCAGAAGGTTTGCATTTACTATTTTCATATGTTCTCCTTATTCTGCCTATTTTGTTAAATTACAGACCAATTGATTGAATCTCTTCTATATCTTCCGCTTACTAATGTATATGATATTAATTTTTGTGCGACAAAACCAGCAAAGGTTGGACTTGAATAATCAATTTGTATAACTCTTTGATTCTTTGTTCCAAAGTCTGCGTAGACGATTAACTGCTCTCTGTTGTGCGAAGCTAGTATCTGTTGTTTAACGTTGTTTACGTTTACAAACACTTCACCAGTAGGTGAGCCATCTTTTGTTCCAGCCACAATTACAGGTTGGTCTATTTGTAAAGGACTTGACAACGCACTGCTAATATCTGCCAAATGAAGATTTGCAGTATCAATACCGCTGTCAATATCATTTAATACAACAATAGCAGATTCATCTTTAACTCTAAGGTTTAAATCACTACCTACTTTAATGACATGTTTAACACCGCTAGCAGTACCGTCTTCTGTTCCTACACTCAAGGCAGAATCGGGAGTAGCAGAAAAAGCGTCTAACTTAACATCTACGTTTAAGTTTTCGACAGCCATTTCTATATCTATAGGTAAAGGATTTTCTTTAGAGTAGTATTCACCAAACTCGTCTACTAGTATAGACCGTTTAGCCATAATTGGCTCTTCAGCGTATACTGCTCTTTCATGCTGTTCTAGGATGATGCCGGGACGGTCTTGCTCTGGCTGGTATATAGATGAATTAAGAGCTGTAGTATAGGCTTGAATATTAGCCCTTTGCTCTATCTTGCCTTTTTCACCCACTAAGAATTGTGTTGAAGAAAGGACTCTTTTGATTTCTAATTGTAAGGTAGGTAGTGTATCGGCAGTAAGAACTACTTGGGCTTTAACTACAAAGCCTTTAGTATCAGGAACTGTGACTAAGCCGCCAGCGGTTCCATTAGATGTGAATAATACCGGACTAACTAAGCCCAGCTTTCTTTCGATAGCCATAATACCCTAACCGTTTCCTTAAGAAGTCAACCCTATGACTCCATACTATAAAGATTACTCTTTTAAACCAAAAAAAAAGGAGCGTTAGCTCCTTTCTATAAATCTCTAATTGTGTATTTTTTATTAAATAAACCCTTTCCATTTAGCTACCGCTGCGGCTAAAGTCAATGTAGCTGTTAAAAAAGCCGCTACCTTAACATATCGTTTTAACAGGAGTTCTCTAAGTTTTTTAGGCTCTTCAAGAGAATCGATACGCTCAGTTTGAGAATAGTATAATTTCTCAAGAACGTCAGTTCTTCTCATGTGTTCTTGCAAGGAAGCTGTATTTAAGGCAAGTACTTGTTTTATATCAGAAATATCATTCTTGATATCTTTTTGCTCTTCCCTAACTTCTTTTACAAGGTCGTATATGATTTGTTTTTCACTCATATTAAGCGCCTTAAAAATAAAGCCCATCCATGGGCAAACCGTTAATTATGGAAGATTTACAGCATCACCTTCATCTTGAACTCCAGACTCATCGTAAGCAACAGTACCCATATATGAAATACGAATTCTTGAAGTTGCTTTAGCTGAATATCCGGTTCCATAAGATGTAGGAACACAGTTTTGAGCTACTAGGATTGGAGCTGCATTGGCAGCGCCTTGTCTGTCTGTAACAGCTCTGTCTGTAACAGCGATTGTTACTGTTTCAAGTTGAAGAAGGTCTTGTAGTTTAGGCATTTTTGGAAGAATATGTCCACCGTTACCAATCAAACGAAATCCTGAGCAGTTTAAAGAAACAGCTTCATAACTTGTTGGAGTGATTTCAGCGGCGCTATAACGACCTAAAAGGTGAATAGCTTCCGTACCTACGTTTACTGAGTAGTCGCATGAATCAAAGATTCCTACTAGAACGTTGTCTACGTAGACTTTCGCTCTTGCTCCTACCATTGTTTTTGCTTTAGCCATATAATATCTCCTATAAAATCTTAGTTATTAAGCAGCGTTATTTTGTACTTGTGAAATCTCAATAGAAATTGGGATAAAGTAAATAGCAGTTGCTAGTTTTATCTCTACACCTACAGACATGATAGGTCCTGAGATTTCAACTTTTGCGTTCTTGAATCCAAGAGGAGCGTCATCACTAGCAGCAATCAATTTTTGCTTCTTGTAAAGGTCCATCTTAGAAGCCAAGAAGCTAAGACCTGTAGAGGCGTCAACGTCAGCTAAAGATTTACCTACGAAAGCAGTTTGGAAGCTATTAGCAAGGTCAAGAGCTACTAAGTCAGCAGCGTACATAGCTTGGATAGAGTTATAAACAAAGTTTGTATCAACACCATAAGTTGTTTGGTCAGATACCCATTTATTACCTACTACACCTTTTTCGAGGAATAGCAATCCAGAGTCAAGAGCTGTTTCAATATCGCCCGGTGAACCAGAATCAAACCCAGAAGGGTCTTTGAAGCTGATAACGTTAGCGAACTTGTTAACGATGGCTTTGTAGAATCCAGCAGCTTGCATACCAGCAGCAATTGCAGCGGTATGCCAAGGGAAGAATTCTTTAATATCGCCCTGAGCATTAACTTGACTTGTCTTTTGGAAAGCAAGAGAAATACGAGCGTTAGCAAGAGATGAAGCTTCAGCCTGAGCTGAGGCAAATGTATTATCCCAGAAGCTAAGGAAAGCGGTTCTGTGCTTCTTGATTTTAGCTGTAGACATTTTAAGTACGTGAGACTTAACAGCAGCGTTAACAGCAGCGATAGTATAAGTTGAAGATGAATCAGTTAGACCATCGGCAATATCACTAGCAGCGTTTCTAGAGAATAGAGGTACTACGAAGTTAACGTTGATTGATTCACACTCATCGATTGCATTGATAACGTCAGCAGCTAAAGTTGCACCAAGAGCACCTCCAGACAAGTAAGCAATATTGCTCATTTCATCAGGAAGACCTTTAGTTGCAGTAGCTGAGAAGTCAACAACTGCTGATTGACTAACTTTTTGTTTAAAATTACTAAGAGCTTTCTTGATTCTTCCCGACTTAGCAGAAGCTGCTGTAGAGCAAATTCCAACTGCTGACACTTGGTCAAGAGATGAAGTAGGAAGTTGACCTGAACCAGAAACTACAGAACAAGAATAACCAGTCTGAGAGTTGATAAAGGCAGCTAAATCTGCAAGAGTTGCGTATTGAGCTAAAACAACGCTAAGGTTAGCGCCAGCTCCACCAGTAACGGTAGCAGCTAAAGTTGTAGCATTTACAGTAACGGTAGCGGTTGTACCGGCATATCCGATCAATAGAGCTACTTCAGCAAGAACTGAAAAAGATTCGTTAGTATTATTGTCAGTACGCTTGACATCCAATTGGATTTTAGGTTCTTGAGAAGATACTGAAAGAGCTTCGTCAAGTCCAAGAGCAGCTAAGTCGCCCGGAGATGAATCGATAAGCTCAAAAGACTTACCGTTACCTTTTTGATTAGCGGCAGCGTCAACGTCAGCTTCAATTTTGATTGAATCAGTAGCAGCTCCAGCAACACAAGCTAATCCAGCAGGAAGAGCGGCGTCAATAAGAGCAATAACTTCAGCGATACTGTCGTAAGCTGTAGTTGGTCCAGTGAAAACATTAATTAAAGTTTCAGCTCCACCGTTAACACGAACCTTAAACTCAACGCCTGTAAGAGCGGCTCCCAAAGTTGCAATAGTTGTGCCAGAAACTGACGGAGCTACTTCATCTTCAAGTTGAGTAACTTGGAAATAGTACTTATTACCATCTAGACCAACGTTCTTATCGCTAAGTGAACCATAAGACGAAGCTAGTACAGCAGAAGCTTTTGAGCTATCGTTTGTTTTAGCAATATAGATTCTGCTTGCAGAACCTGTAACGTCAGCGTCAGAGCTAGGAGATGATAGCGCTCTAAAAGCATCTACGATTGGTCCAGATACATACTTACTAAGTACTCTGTCCAATTGGTCAGGTGTATAGAAGTTATCTTTTAAAACTTCGTCAGCAAATTGTTTACCGGCAGATGATTCCCCGATAATAACAATGTTACCGCTTGAAGCTACGCCAACTGGGTTAGAGCGTACTTTAACGTCGAAATAAGCACCGGGTCTGTTGGTGTTTACAAAACTGGTTGTAATTCTTTGAGCCATATTGTTCTCCTACTTATTAATGTATTCCAAAATGTTTTAAGCCGTCTTCAAATTTTTCTTTTTCAGCATGTCCCGTTGCCACAAAATGTAACCACAAAATGTGCTCCATAGAAGAATCAAGGCTTAGTTTTTCACGTTTTTTAGCAAAAAACTTTCTAAATTCGTCTCTCTGGTCAAGTTCAGCTACCTTAGCAGCTTTCTTAGCTTCACCAACTTCTCTACGTTTTTCTCTCATTTCTTCAAGAGTATTCTCAAGAGCTGCTTCAACGGCAGCTTCGGGAGCTGCTTCAACGGCAGCATCTATAGCTGCTTCAATTTGCTCTACTTCAACGTTTTGTTTTTTATTTTTCTTACTCATACTATTTCTTCTTTTCTGATTTGCTCATCTGTCCACCAACTTTAGGTAAAGCCGGTTTAGGAGCATTTACAGGAGCTGCGCTTTGAGCTTGCGGAGCCATAGGTTTAGCTGAAGCTTTAGGCTTATCCATAGTATTTGGAGCTGCTGCTGGAGCTACAGGAGCTTTTTCTCCAATCCCCATCATCTTTTCCATTTTAGCTGCTTTTTTAGCTTTTCTCTTTTCGATGAAGCTTTTAAGCTTAGGATGCATTTCTTGAACGCCCTGAGGTTGAACTACTTCTTTTTCCTCAACCTTATCAAGTTCAGCTTTAAATTTTTCTTTTTTCTCAGCTTTCATTTCTCCACACTTATCAATAGCTTCAGCTTTTTCAATCTTTTGAGAATTGTACATTTCTTGACACTTCTCCAAGACTTTCTTGGCAGCTTCTACGGGTGTGTAATTCTTTTCTGACATAATATATCCTTTAAACTATGATATTTTAAAGATTAACATTTTTTCTTTTTTAACATCTTTTTATCTAGAAAACCTTTTAATTTCGACGGCTTAGCTTTATTCATAACTGATTCTTTAGGAGCTGGTATCTTAAGTGGGTCAGCTTCGGGCTTAAAATTAGGGTCAAGAACATCCTCGACCGGAGATTTTCCAGCTAAAGCCTTCTTAACATTACCTATAATTGACTTAGTAAGCAGTTTTGCCACTTCGTCCTGTTTATATTCCTTGGACATACAACCCTCTATTTATATATTAAAGATTAAGATTCTGAATCAATAGTATCCCATAAATCATTTTCCGATTCTTCCGAATCAGGGTCGGTATTTTCATTGCTAATTATTCTTATTCCAGTAGCTTCACCATCTTCTATTCCTACCGCTTCAATAGTTCTATAAGGAGTCTTAATCCAGCTCTCTTCTGTTTGACCTGAAAGAGTTATAAATCTAGAATATACGTTTTCAGCTTGAAAGGCTGTGTTTCTAATTAAGTCGGTAGCGCTAAGGTTAGATAATTGAAAATTATTAGCCTCAAGAAGACCTTCACGGTATCTCAATAGACAATATTTAACAAAACCGAATAAAAACAATAATGTAGCAGGGTCTCCATGTGTATGGCATCCAATACTATAGCTTTCTTGAGATATAATACGTTCTCTTCTAGCTCTATACATTTGATATTTAGGAGCCACTCCAAATTTTTCACCGTCTAATTCAGAGCCGGGGTCTATAAGGAGCTTATTCCCAGCTTTCTTACCTCTAATAACCCAAGCATTTCCAGTACTTGAATCTACTAAAAGCATACCTTCATTAACATATTGGAAATTATCATCTTTAGGTATAGTCACCGTACCGGTAGCTTGATTATAACTAACCACTTCAAAAGGCTTAATAATGTATTGAATTGGTTTACCAATATCTTCAGCGCTCATATCTTCAATATCAGCACTTTGGTCAGCTAGGGTAGCTAGAGACTTATCTTCAGTAGAATCTCCAAGAGCTATTGTGATACATGGTAGCTCCTCTTTGTCTAATCTATGCGCCATAAAAATATGTATCTTATTGTTTTTTAAGAAATTTTTAGCATTTTCAATTTCTTTCATACCGTATTGTTGCGCTAAAATAGGATTCTCAATAAAGTCTGAGAAGATATCCTCAATTAGCCAATTATTTTTACGTAAATCATCTAGCCCTAGTTCTATAGCGGTTTTAATGATTACATCGCCAGCAAAAATCGCCATATTTACCTACACGTAATTAATAATTACTTTTGTTTTATTTGTTTTGTTTATTTTCTGAGCAATTGCTCTGCCTGTAGAGTAATTTATATTTAAATAATCACAAGCGTACTTTAAGCAGTAAAAAGAAGCTATCTCTTTACCCGCCTCACTTACAATGGTGACTTTTTTACTTCTTGCATTTAAATGACCTGTTCTATCGATACTCATTTTATTTCTAGTTTCTAGGGATGTAATCCTATTTTTTGCTTTTTGTCTGATTTTTTCTAGAGCTTCACCTTCCTGAGCGCCACCGTCTCCGCCATTAGTAAGATTATAGCCATCTATAAATGAATTATATTTACATATCCAATAAATCTCTTTTTCATTTAGTTCACATAGAGTCAACGCCGTATCAATAGTCTCAATTTTAAAATTTTGAATACCGTTTTTGTTGATAGTATTAGCTATTTTAGTTTTACAGTATTTTGGATTTTTTGAATACCTAACATGTCTTTGCCATCTTTTTTCAACAGACCCTATAGTTTTTCCTATGTATACTTTTTTATTAATTATATTGGTTATTTTGTATATAAACATATTACTCCAGAGGTCTTATTAATAAACTTAACATAACTAAACTGGGTAAGAAGAATATAAAAAGTCTTCCAACCAGAATACGCTTACTGCAATTCTTTGACATATTATCCCATTCAAGATAGACAATAACGATACTTAAAATCTGAAACAGTAAGAATATATCTATAGCTACCGCATTATTCATTTAAATTTACCTAATACTTCAGGTAAAACTACAGTATCAAAATATGTACTAGCCCACATGAAACACTCATCAATAATGAAAGCACCTTTAGAGCCCGGATGATTCCATCTTCCTTCAGCTTTATGGTCTTCAGTAATAATACGAAAAGTCATAACATCTCTTTTAACAGTACCGTCAGCATCTTTTCTTTGATAAATACTTACACCTTTAAGAGCTGGGTATTTAGCTTTAGCTGAGGGTTTAGCACTAGCAATATCGAACTTATGTAATAAACCTAACTTAGGGCTTCCGTCAGCATTGAAATCTAACTTGGTAGTTGAGATTTTTTTGTCATCCAAAAAAACTTTAATCTGGTCCATTAAACCTTGAGCTTTAGGAGTTTGACCTTGCTCTTTAGATTTATTATGTTGAAATGGAATAATTGCGTATTTTTTACCGCTCTTACCTGTCCTAGAAGATTTACCTCTAAGAAGCTCTTCCATAAATCCAGACTTACGCCCTTCTTCTATCCATCCAGCCTTCTTCATATCAAGCTCTACTAACCAAAAGCCATCTGATACTTTCTTCCAAGATAGAGCATCCATATAGGCATACTTAGTACTACCTAATTTTTCAGCAGCCATCTCCCTAGCTCTAGCATGAGTAACTAAGGACGTAGCTTCAACTGCTTTAGTAACAGCCTCTTCTACATCTTTATTTAATTTACCAAATTCTTTAGCTATCTCTTTGGCATCGATTTCAATTTTAAAATCCATACTTATTCTTCCGGCATCTCAGGCATTTTACCATCAGTAGGTGCTTTACCGGTTTTACCCTTAGCTCCACCGTGTACCTTATGACTGATTTTCATATCCTTATTAGAGTAATTGGTAGAGATTGCATCACCATCATAATCACGCACCAGTCCTTTCTTACCAGAACGCCACGAAACTTTACCGGTAGTTCCATCCTGAACTTTTATTTTCATTTTACGCTTAGCGCCAACCGGTTGTTGATGTACGGGTATGTGTTTCACAGGTTTATCAGGCAAAGAAAATGGTGAATTTGGTATATTCCCTCGCCCTACTGCTTTTTTACAGGAGTCACCTTTTTATTCTCAGACTTTTGAAATGGTTGAGTCTGTTTTTGAGCTTGAGGTGGCTGAGACTGTCTTTGCTGCATAGGAGGCTGTTGTTTTTGTTGCCCAGCTTGCGCTTGCTCCTCGTCATCCATCATCTCATCTTGGTCAGGCATTTCTTCTGAAGCTCCCTGATTAGCAGAAGCTTGATTAAAGTTTTGCTCAGGTTTCATCTTTAACTTCTTAGCCATCTCAATCATAGAACGAAGCATCATAATATTAGCTTGATAAAGCTTAGGATTACTCTGTTTAAGTTCTTCTAACATTTCTTTATTTTCTTTGAAAGCCATCAGAGATTCTACGATATCAGAATTAAGTTCAGTATCACTGTCCTCAGAAGGCTCTTCTTCACCCATTTCTTCACCGTCTTCAGGAAGATTTGAGTTCATCATTTCAGACATAATTCCGTATTGACTATCCCCACCCTCTTCAGGCTGTTCTTCACCATCTTGAGCAATCTCATGTTCTCCTAATTCAGGAATTTCAGATTCTTCACCTTCCATATCTTCTTCATCTGCTAATTGATTATCGATAGATTCTTCAGAATCTTGTTCAAAATCTTCATCGTCAGGCTCAGTATTACCATCAAGAGCATTAGGCTCCTCGTCAGCTTCAATATTATCAGCATCCTGCTCATCATCTTCTTGCTCTTCAGCATCATGAGCCATTTCTTCTTCAGGATTTAATCCTTGCTCATGAGGAGGATTACTAGGGTCTTCTAACTCATCTTCAGATTCTTCACCTTGAAATTGCTCTTCTTCGCCCTCTTGAGGTAATTGACTTTCTTCAGACTCGTCCTGCTCATCATCTTCAGCCATTTCTTCTTCAGGGCTTTCAGATTGCTCATGCTCTTCTTCAAACTGTTCTTCGCCTTCTTCAGACTCTTCACCTTCCGGCCGTTCTTCATTGTCAGCGTATTCAGCTTCCTCTTGCTGACCCTCTAGGTCTTCAAGTTCAGAGCTTTGCTCTTCTAACTGTTGTTGGTCATCTTCTTTACCGGGAGATTTTAAAGCACCTACTAATTTCTTATGTTCATCAACAGCGGCTTTAAGAGGCATCTTAGCTTGAGGCTCTTCAGACTCTTCTTCGCCTTCCATGCCTTCAGATTCTTCACCTTCAAACTGTTCTTCGCCCTCTTGGGATTCCTCTTCACCCTCAGCACCTTGCTCGAAAGCTTCTTGCTCCTGACCTTCTTGTTCAATTCCATCTGGAGATAGTAGTTCAGATTCTTCACCCTCTTCTTGAGCTTCTTCAGGGAATTGAGACTCAGCTTGCTCTTCTTGTTGTTGAGCTTCGCCATCATTAGCAATATAGTCATCGATTTGCGGTTCGTATTCTACGATTTGATTCTTATTGTTCATCTTACCGTATATCAAAGCTTTTGAAGCTTCTGACATACTACTACCAACACCCACTGTTAAAGTAGTATTAGCCATCTTTTGATATTCAGCACGAATACTCTCTAATTGCTGAAGAGCTTGTTCATCGATTTCGTAGATTCCTTCGTCACCTGAAGTTACAATTACTTTACCGCCGTGAGATTCAACCCACTGGTCAATAAATTGGTGAGCGCTTTTAACCGCTTGTGAAACTCTAGATAGTTCTTCGTGATTATCTGAAACAATTGCGTTTCCAATAGAATCACCCACTGAATCTCCATTAACGGCGATGTACTTACGTGCCATATATTACCCCTATTTTTTACCTTTAATTGCTTCTATCAGCATACTAATACTTTCAGCATCAAAATCTTTAGGGAAATTAAAATTAACACCCTTCTCTGATTTTTTAAATTTGATTTCTTTATTATGATACGAACCATAGCAAATACAGCATTTAATAGCTGATTCACCTGATTTAAATATTTTAAAACTACAGTCTGGACATCTAATATCTTCTTTCTTGTCCATATCTACTGGCTGTAATTTTCTATTCTCTAAGAATTCTTTGAGTTTTAATTTCTTGTCCATTGTAGGCTCACTATGATGTTCCTCTGACTCTTCCATAATTGGCTTGAGTCTCATAAGGAGAAGTTGTTGTATAGCCTCTCTCTCCGAGAGTCTCTGGTCTACTACTTCTCTAATAATACCATGAAGTTTCAATCTTTCATCGATTAAATCTTGCAATGACTTAGTTTCTGGTTCTGCTGGTGTAATGGTTACGACAGGCTCAGGCGCTTGGTGCATTTCTTCTAAATCATAAAGCTCAAACGTGGTCAGGATGACCAATCCTACGGAAGGAAGAGAGCGGTACTTGAATTCATAAATAATCTTATTTTCAGCGCTTGTAATCTGACCACTATAGATATCCGGTCCATGTTTCTCAACGTGCAATACACCCGGAGCCCAAGGAATATGAATATCTTTATTTTCCTTAGCTTTCATAGGCTTAAGTTCATTAATCAAAAATGACAATAGGATTCTAGGAACAATACTTAAGGCTGCTTTAATTTCAAGAGGGTCTACAGTTGTTTTAGTATCGGGTTTATATAGCTCTGACTTTCCTAGAGTTTCTAGAAAATCATCACCGACCATAGATTTTATAAAAGCTAACTGTTTAGAATTCATATTATTTCATTGTTGTATGGTCATCGATAATAAATACTAACAATAGGGCGTTTTGAGTAATTACCCAAGTATCTTCAGAAGCTGCAAGATACGTCCAGTCATTAGGCTTACATGCACAGGAAACATTTCCAGAAGCATCTACAGCTCCTGCGGCTGCGGCTGCTACAGATGATGTTTGTCCAAATGTTGCACTATAAAGCGTGGATGAATTATTATAAATAGCCAATTGAGTACCGGCTTGAATCTGACGAGCTGTAGTAGCATCAGTTGTCCAAGTTGTAGCCGTAAGCTGAATAGGTTTAAGCTTAGGTCCTACAACTACATTCTTCTGAGCACCGGCTGGGTCGTTATAAGAATTACTCGCAGTTAATTGCGGGTCAAAGTTTTTGTTTTTGCCTTTTCTTTCCATATATTCCTCTCTATTCAAGTGTATTAACGTTTACTTTTACTTGATATTTGTTAGGTTCAACATCTTCGTCTGGTTTCGGAGAAACACGACTTGGCTGACCATTTTCTTTTTTATTTTCATTTTCACCATCGTTATTTTTTTGATGATAAACATACTCTCTCTGAATCATTGCGTGGTAAGGCATCCTAGAAGGTTTTCTCACACCATTTTCAGTTATATTCCCAACTCTAATTTCATTAATAATACTAGCTATATACCAATGAGCTGAGTATCTGTATCTTACACTATAAACTCTTCCAGCTTTAGTATCTGGGTCTATTCCGGGGTTTTTTCCACCATCAATCCAATCAATACATCCATTACTAGCAATTCTAAAATCATGACCTTGCTTATATTCAAGTCCACGGGAATCAATCAAGAATTCTACGCACAAGGCTGGGTATTGTAAAAAGTCCATACCTGCTGGATTATAATCAACTCTTTGATAATTAACTACAGCAACTTCCATATCCTTAATATAAACTCTATCACCCGGAGCTAAATGAATTGTTTCGCCTTTATGAGTATCATCTTCATCATAATATCTAGGAAGAGTTAATCTAGCGGTAGAATAATCAAACATCCCACCCTCTACATCTTGCTCTCTCTTATTATTACCCAAAAGAACAGCAGTAAAGGTCCCACATTTCTTATAAATAAAACCATTTGAAGAAATAGTATCGAGAGAATCACTTCTTCTGTATTCTCCACGGTCCTTTAAACCAATAGGAGATGGTATAGCTCTATAATGTTCAAAAGTAACGCCATGAGACTTAATAAAACTATCCTGCTTATCCAAATTGAAACTAATCTGCTCTAGCTGATTAGAAGCCTTTGGTAGGGTGTTTAATTGAGGTCCTTTAGCGGGTCTTTTAGCCATTTTTTCCTATCTCAATCATTTTCTTCATTACTTCTTTCATATCTTTCTTAAGTTCTTTAAGCTCAGGCATATCGTTCATTTCTAAATATTTCAAGCATTTTTCAATACATGTGTAGCTGGCTGAAGCATCTAACATTCTCATACTAGATTTTTGTTTCTTGTCTGAGCGAACTTTCTGTAAACTTACTATCTTATTCTCGGTCATTAATAATTTCTGCAATAACATGGCAAATAGAGCTTGTTTCTTTAGTTCCCTTATTTGAAACAGGGTATACTCTATCTAATTCAACACCGTCAACGCCAATAGAACCTTCAAAGTTCAATACTTCAGCACCACGTTTAGTAGCTACGAAATTAACTTTTTCATTTTTAGTTAAAGTGAATAATTCATATCCATTATCAACCAATTCTTGAGGTAGCTTTTTTGTATATTCTTTAACAATAGGTAGTAATTCAGATTCAGACTTAAACATAGCTGGTCTGAATTCGTTTTTAAACTGTTTATCAAGTTGGTGAGAAACTAATGCAACGTGAGAACCTGCTGCAAGAGGCTCTACGGTTTTCTTATTTTTAGACTTACGCCCGACAGCACAGAAAAACCCGCCAATGGTCTTAATAACCTTAACGTCCTCTCCATGAAGCTCCCCAATAACCTTAATCGACTCAACCTCTTCAGGTTTGATATTATCCATAATATACTCCTATAAGGTAAAGATTACGATTTTTAAAGGTTTTCTAGGTCTTCTTCACTAAGCTCTGTTTCTGGAATTCCAAACGACTGGTCTCCGAAATATCGTCTTGAATGGTCGTACTGGTCAGACACTCTCTCAGCTTTTTCAGTTTCGTATATAAGTATAAGTTGTTGAAATAACTCAATTTCTTTAGGTGTTAGATGTTCTTTAAGCTCTTCAAATTCAATCTGAAGCTTAATCAAATCTATAGCCAATTCATCCCAATCAAAAGTTTTTACAACTTTCTCGTATTCTTCCCTCTTGAAAGGCTTAATTGTTGGCGATTTTTTCATTATAGCCCTTTTTTACATAAAATCTGTTTACTAACGATTTGTACTTATTTCTTAAGTGCTTGGTTTTCGAGTGATAGCAGCTCCATGCATCTTCTTTCAAGTACTTACAAGCTTTTTTCTTATCAGTAACAACTTTAAAATAACTTTCTACGGCATAATCAATATTTTTAATCAGTTCTTTCTTATTAAATCCATATTCTTTAATAGTGCGAATATTTATCTGAAACATACCAACGTCAAAATGACTCCCATGCTTAGTAGTAGCTATATTTCTGTAGCCTGATTCCTGCATAGCTATTGCTGCGGCTCTATGAGGGTCAGCTTTATATATTTTAGCATATCTTTCAATTGAACTAGCGAGTTTTTTGGCTAAATTCTTATCGATATCCGGCTTGTTCTTGATAATCTGTTCTAATACTTTACTCTTAACTGGCTTAACTCGTGGTGTTTTAAAATCATAAGCGTTAAGCGTAGTTGCGGCTATTAAACTAATAAATAAAAATATTTGTTTCATAAGCCCTCCCTTACTTGAATTATACCACAATAAGGAGGGCTTTTACAAGCCTTAAACGTAACCTATTGATTCTCCATACCAAATTTAACTTTAGTAGCCTTAATTCCATTTCTCCAAGCATGGTCTATCTTTTCATTATCTCCACCAAACTCTTGATTCAACTTAGAGTAGTGAGCCTCGCCAACTTCTTGACCCATTGTAGGGTGGCTTTGAACTAATTCAGATAAAGCCGGTTTACTCATTTTAAGAGCGTATCCGTATTTATTCATCAAATCAGGACTTGACTTGATAGTTTCTTTCATAGCAATATGACTTGGCTTATAAGGATTGTGCTTAACAAAATTACGCTGCATAATTTGAGCTACGTCAGCGTCAGCTTGCGCTCTACCTGATTCCCTAGCTCTTTGAGCTGGGTCAATTGGTGCGGCTGCAACTTCTCTTGAGGCTGGCGTTTTAGCAGCTTCAACATTTTCTTGATTCATATAATGAGCGCCATGAGCTAAAGCTAAAGCTAGAGCCCCTGACTTGAGAGCCTTACCTTCCCATTTTTGAATTTCATCAGAAGATACTTTACGTTTCTTTTTAGACTTAAAAGGTTTTTGTAAAGAACCTTCTAATTGCTCAGGAACTACTGGACTAGAAGCTACTGAAGATTTCTTAATTTGAGGTTTATTAAAATCATTGGAATGAACTTTAAGTCCTTTGTAATTAAGGCTAGTGTCCTTACTATTATCAAAACCTACAGTATAGTGACCATCGCCATGAGATTGACGTACAGTTCCAACTCCGTGGGCTTTATGATTAACTCTGTCGCCAGTTTTGAAAGGCTTAGGAGCTTCGGCTTTATTGAAATCTTTGAATTTATCTAAAGCGGCATCAAGTGGTTTTTTAGCACCTGTTTTCTGCCTATCTTTTTCAGCGATGATTTTGCGCTTCTCTTGAGACTTCTTATCCTTATACCAATTACGAGGATGTTGACCGAATGGCTTAGATACGTCTTTTTCACTAGCTGCCATATCATCTAAATCTTCCTGAGGAATATTGGCTCTAGACTTACGCTGCTCAATTAATTGACGACGAATCTTACCAAATAAGCCTGAGTCTTTATGTGACTTAGCATTAATTAATGTGTTTGGATTAGCTTGTAATTCTTTCTCTCCAGTAAATGGGTCGAATCTATAAAAACCTTGGTCCAAGTCATTAAGAGTCTGTTTAGCATGTTCTCTAGCAAGCTCTTCTGAAGTTCCTTCCTTCCCACGTTTAGGAGTTCTGAAAGGTTCAATACCAGCTCTACGAGCAATACCACCCTCCATGTGCTGAGCTGTTTGCTCAGGCATACCGCCGCCATGCATTGGTTTTAATTCACCAGATGTCTGTGTTTGTTTTAACTTACCTAAAAACCCCGGCGCTCCAATACGATTTTGATATTCAGGTAAATTCATCCCCGGAGGAGTAAGTAAGGCATGTCCAGCCTCGTGTAGAACTTGCTGGTCATGCGGGTCGCCTTGTCTATTAATAGTCAAAGATGTAGGGCTTTTACTTCCTAAATCTCTTCCGCTTTCATCATCTTGTACGTCTGGAGTAAGTCCTAAAGATGTTAAATAATTGTGTAATCTATCTACTCTACCTTTGACGTTCTTATCGTAGTCAAACCCTTCACTAGCTGTACGCTTAGCGTGGATAGGTTTAGTAAACTCACCTTTTTTAATCTTATTAAGGTTAGTTAGATGTAAGTGAGCTTCAGCAGCATGTTTTCTGTAGTTCTCATCAGGATGATTTTCTGAAGCATGTTTTAGATACTCAGCAATAGTATTAGGATTCCTCATTTTCATGATTCTGGCTGAATGTCTATAGTCAGGATGATGAATTTCAATAACGTGAGCGTCTGGGAAATGCTCAGGTAATTGCATACCTATTTTCTCAATAAGCTCTTCTGTTTTACCATCTTGACCGTATGGCGATGTATGAACTAAAAGAGTCTTATTATCATCCATTAAACGAACTACAGGATAGTGAGCGCCATAAATATTGATAGAGCTAGGAATTTGACCTGTTTTTTGTGCCATTTTCGAGCGCTTCATTTTATCAGCGCTAGGCATACTGTAGATACGGCTATTCATTCCAGCCGTAGTCTGTTTATCGGTAGCTAGATTAGATAAAGCCTCTCCGACCTTCTCTTCTTCTTGCTTTGCGCCTTTTGATTTTTTAGGCGCTTCGTCCATCTCTTCATCTTTTCTAAGTGAATTATTGATTTTTTCTGAGGCTGCAAGTTTTTCTTTTGGAGTCCAGCCAAATTGACCTTGGTGAGTATCTCTAGGTTTCATTTGTTTTAAATCTTTAGCTTTATAAGAAGACTTATCGCCAGACTTGCCTTGTTTTTGATTAATTTTAGCGTCAGCTTTGTGTGGTACTAAAGCGTCTAGGTTTGCATGATGAAAGCCATGTTTATCGTGTTCTACAATCCATTCTTTCTCTTCTCTTTCGGTAACTGAGCGGTCTTTGAATTTTGAGCCGTACTTACCTATAGATGCCTTTGTTGAGTTGAGTTGTTTCTGAAACTCACTTAAATTACCTTCGTCTTTAATATTACTAGGAGCGTTGAATTGATTAGGGTTATGGATAAGATTTGACTCTGGAATCCAAGCAGAAACTACTCCGCCGCCATAAGTAGCTCTATCGCCGTTTTCTTGACCAAAATTTTCAGCTACTTCTTTATCTGGAGTCCAACTAGTTCTTTCTCCTGCAATATGCACTGTTTTACCATTTTTATTAGTTCCAGCAAACTCTTCCTGACCCATACCTCTATGCATAAGGTATAGATTTTCACCAGTTTGAGGGTGTTTTCTAACATGAGTTTGACCTGCTAGTTTTCTTAAAGAACGAAATTTAGCAGTATCGTCCATCGGCTGTAAAGAATCTCTAGCTTCAGATTCTTCATCATGAGTCCAAGCTCTTTGCTGTAATCTAGTTTTATCGTTTTCTGGAGCTTTAGGATTAAACTTATGTCTACGCTGTAAAGAACCTTTTTCAAGCTTTTCATATTCTTCTGACTTACCTAATATACCTAAGTTTTCAAGCTCTTCTAGATATTCTGATGTATTACGTCTGTGTTTTTTATGTAAAGACATGTATAATCCTATTAAATAGATTTTAATTCTTCTATATATTCGTCAGTGTTTTTTCTAAAGAAATCTTGTTTTTTGGTAGAAGGTACTTTCGGTAGTACACCTATAAAACTCAAAAAGATTCTGCTTTGCCAAATTTCTTGAGCTTCCCAACTATCTTCAGCTATATGTAAAACTTCAATCCCGATACTACTAAAAAAAGCATCCTTATCGGCGTGATAGTTACTAGCTTCCTCTATCGAAATGTTCTTATTTTTAGCCAATACACTTACTGAGTGCCAATAAGTACCATCGTACTCTATACCCTTATTAAGACTTGGGATATAGATATCCAACTGATATCTGCTTTGCCTAAATCTCTTATCTTTATTAAAGAAATACCTCTGAATTGCATCGGGATGGTATCGCTGGACTTTGCTTAAGATAAATCTCTCTGCTGTTGATGAGTTAGTACTCCTTATCATATGTTGGCAAATATCATCTATCCAACCATTTTTAAGCGCCGCTAAATAAGAACCCGCATCGTTAATACAAAATTCCCTTTTGGTCTTGTATTTTACAGCATCTTTAGCTGCGCTTTCTTTAGTGTGTTTTTGTATTTTTTTTACACAATGCATATGTGAGCATACGCTGTCTAAGGAATCCTCGCCCATTAAAAGAGCCTGAGTGTAAGCTTGCTTATTACTTTTTTGGAAAACAGTTCTTGTTCTATATAGCCCTGCTATATCCTTGATTTCTTCGCTAGAATATTTTTTATAATTTTTCTGTTGCATATGAGAGCATATATCATCTAAAACACCCTGTCTGGAGGCTGAAAGATAGGCAGGATTGTCAAATTTTTGAAAATGACTTTTTTTAGTATACTTTGCAGCTACTTGCTTTAATTTATCTAAAGACCATTTTCTAGAACGGCTCATTTTTCACCATGCCATTTACTATTATAAACCCATTCAGGAACAAGTCCAGCTTTTTGTGGAGCGTAGATAGTATTTTTAGGATTTTTCTTATTATTCTCTGCATGAGGTCCGAAATTCACCCAAGAATTCTGCATAATTAACTCATTAGCGAGAGCTGGTTGAGCTGACTGGCTATACATTTTTTTGTGGGTCAAATAAGCCTGATGCTCTCCTGTAGGACCGAATCCTGATTTGCCACCCATATGATGACCATTTATGTCATGAACTTGCCTCAGTAGGTCATTAGCCATCATTTGCTCCCCATCATGAGAGTAAAACTCAGTAGGTTGCAATAAAGGGTGGTCTTTTGGATGCTCTCCCTCAGAGCCAAAACCCATAGAAGTGGGAAAGTAATACAAATGCTTATTGTTTTCGATATCGTAATGCATTTCTTTAGAGTTTTTATACGGTTGAAAATCTGGGTCTGTTATCCTAGAAAATTTATAACCCTTACCTAATAAATCCTTATATTGTTTTTTAGTTTCTTTGATTAGTGAATTATAAGCGTTTTTAACTTGAGGATGATTAGGCTCATGCTTCATTGTTTCATAGGCGTGAGCAATTCTCGCACCATGTTCTGGATTTAAAGAAACCTTAGGAACTACTGAAGATTTTTTATTAAGCATATCTGTATCAATAAAGCCTTTTTTAAGCTCTGATTCTACAATATCTTCAATCTTACTGAGTAGTTCTAGATTTTCTTTAATACTCATATTAAACCCCATACCCTAGGTACTTTCTTAAAACTTTAATTTTGTCTAATAGTTTATCAGTATCTTCATTTTTAGCAAGTGTATTTACAAAAAGAACTTCGACCTTCATTAGCGTATCAGCAACATCAATAAAATGCTTAATTAATCTAGGGTTAAGTTCTAGAGTATGACCGCCAAGAGCCTTATCGCCTTCAATTGGTTTATTTAATAAATCATCATTTTTATGAGGTACGTGCTCGGCAGTAAGACCTGCATTATTAGCATCGCTTCTTAAGTGTTCTATATCTGTCAGGTTTTCTGCAACGTTAGGAATACTCATTCCATTATAACCATGGTCTGAGTCTATCTGCTTAAGTTTTGCGCCGTGTTGTCCAAACAAGTCTTTATGATGTTGTGATAATTTCCTATGAGTGTCTGCCGCTGGATTAGTACCCAACTCACTAGCTATTTTATCATGAATTAAATTCATTTGAGCATGATGGTCCATAGCCATCTTATGTTTTGTAGGGTCACTACCAGACGAGCCTTTCTTAACAAAAGTGCTTTTGCCAGTATCTGTTAATGGTAATGTATCGCCAGATACAGGCTTAAAACCCATAGATTTAGGAACTTTACCGTAACTATCATTATAAACACTATGAGTAGTGTCCGAACCGGTGTGAGCTGACTTAGACTCTGGAGAGTGAGTTGAGATTTTTTCTACGCCATGTTTCTTAGCTTCTTTAATAATGTGATTCAGTAAAGCTTCACGCCAGTTTTTATGGTAATCAGAAATCTTCTCGATATGACTAGCCTTATCTTCATGACCGTTACTCTTAAGATACTGAGTCATTGTCTTACCAAAGTCCGATTGAAGTTCATCAACTAGCCAGTGTTTCGGGTCTGACATATCTACACGAGACCAAGCAATCGTTCTATCTTTAGTAGGATGTCCAGAACGCTTAGAAGTTTCCATTACTTTATTGAAAGTTCTAAACATTTCAGGGTCTTCTTTGATAGGAGCTAAAGACTCATCCGTATGGTCTAAACGCATAATGGTCTCATCTTGACGATTAAGATTCTGCATTTTATTAGAATCCCATTTACCGTAACTTATTCCATACTTAGTCTTAGGTATCTGAGCTATTTTTTCATCTACTTCAGCTTCAGTTAATTTACCTTTACCGTCAAAAATTTTCTTCCACTTCTCTTTCTGGTTAGGGAATATTTTATGCATAGTTCCAACGTCAATAGAGCCACCGTTAGCTTTAGCGTGGTCTTTTACCATTTCATAAGCGTGTTGGTCTTCTCCATACTCATGCTCTCTAGAACGCTCTTTTATATACTTATCTAGAAATGGACCATTAGCTCCATCTCCAGTTTTATTAATCCTGTTCTCTTTTAATTGCTGATATTCTGGTAAATGGTCACGAATATGCTCAGGAACAAATCTATCATCATTATGAGAGTTAGCGTAAAGGTCTGGTAAAAGCTCTTCTTTGAAGTGTCTTTCTTTCCATTCTTTCTCACCTTCTGCACGAGAGTTATTATATCCTTCGCTATAGTAATAATCATCTTTATGGTCTTCGTAATAATCATCAGGTAAGTCACCTGAATTATCCATGTGAGTACGCCACTCATTTACAGCGTCAGTATATCTGTCGTCAAAATCAGGGTGGTTATGAATAGTGTAGTCGTCATGATTAGCGTAATCTATCTGTAAAGGACCGCCAAATTCATCTAATTTATCATGAATATGGTCCATGTCGATAGTATCGGCTTTCTCATTATACGGAATACCAATTTCAGAAGGATGCTCCATCCCTGTATGTTCTTTAAAATCGTCTAAATTAATAAGATTATTTCTATCGTATTCTTCAGCTAGTTTATTTAAAGCATCAAAGTCATTACGACCTTCATTTTGTTTAGATTTAGCGTTATCGCCTTTCCAATCGTGATTCTCTCTTAGATGCTCATCAACCCAATCCTCTCCGCCTCTATGGTCTGAAGGGTCTTTATCTTTCCAAGCATTGATATTGTTATCACGAAGATATTTATCCATAGAATAGCTTTCGTTAGCCCAGTTATCTCCAGCTTCACGCATATCGTCTTCGTGCTCATTCCAATAATCTTCTTCTACATCATCGATATCAAAAACATCTTTTTTGTCTTTTTTAAATCTATTCTGTAATTGCTCGTCATCATAACCATGCTGCTCATGGTCTTGATTCCATTTACGGAACATTTCAACGCCATGTTTAGGGTCTATATCTTGATTATGGTATAAATTATATTTTTCATCAAAAGAGCCGTGTCTTTTGATGTGGTCTGCTTGGTCATCAGAGATATGTTTAGAGGCAGCTAATTTACTAGCCATTCCTTGGTCGTAGCCTTCGCCGTGATTCCAATTATTCCAATTATGCTCACCTTCAAATTCAACCTCAGGAAGTTCATTATCTTGAAATGGAGTTAATCTATTACCTTCAGCATCAGTCTGCTCTCCACCTTCAATACCAAGATACTTATCTGCAAAAGCCTTTCTTTCAATTTCAGGTAATTTACCTAATACATGGTCAAACTGGTCTTGGGATGTTAAATCTTTATGTCTCTGAGATGGATGATTGAGAATAGCTCTAGCTTCAGCGGCTCCAAACTTCTGGTCACTACCTTCAGGATTAGCCATCTCGGATTCAATATGATTTCTTAAATCTCTACCAGAAATTTTATCTATAGTCTTATCATCTTTAATAAGGCTGTTTTTAATATCATCTGGTAACTTATCAAACATTCTAGCTACGGCTGCCGGATTCTTATCGTGTAGAAATCTAAAGTGTTTTTCTTCTAAATTATCATTTTGAGCAAGTCTACCAAATACATCATTTGCCACTTCTTCGTCACTATCAGTCCTATGCCTAGTTGCTATAATACTATCTTTGCCTTTAGCAACATCTTCTAGTAGAGATTGAGGAACTTGTCCATGTCTGACTATAGCTTCTAAAGTATCTCTAGCGCCTTCATTTCCCTTAGCTTTCTTTTTTAAGGCTTGGAATATTTTCTCGTTATTTGCCTCAGTATTTTGACCGCTTTCTTGAATCATAGTTCTTATAGCTCTAGGATTTTCGTTTAAAAAGCCCGGATGTGTAGTTAGAGCATGAAAATACTCTTCTGGGGTGAAACCATGTTTTTGAGCGTGTCTTTGGATATTACTTGATGATTTATAACTACCGTCATCAGCTATTAATTGCTGATATTCATTTCTTAATCCAGAATTACTCTGCTCTTCTTGAGGTAACTCTGAATCTGGGAATAGTGGAAGTTGAGTTTTTTTCATATTATTTGACCTTAAATGATTCTTTCAAATTATGTAAAAACTCAGGATTGTGATGACCGTAAACATTAGCGT